ATCATGCTTGCTGGAGCTATGGATGACTGGGAAATTAAGAAGAAGCAGAACGACACGAAGAAAGAGCCTGAAGATTTAAGCGCAATGGCATCCATGCTTGGATCATCATTCTTTGCTCTTGCACAGAGAGGCCCGTATGCTGCTTTCACCAAACCACTGTTCGATGCATCTAAAGACGGAAGAGTAACAGAGGAACTTGCGAGCCAAGCTGGATACTTTGGAAAGACATTTATCCCGTTTCTCGGAACATCTGTCGCAAGGAACATTACTGATTTCATAAACGATCCAGTCGATAGGTCTTCAGTCGAGGGAGCTATCTACGCAAATACACCGATTGTTGGGCCGTGGATGGGCGCTAAAGCTCTTAACGCTCTAGGCCAACCAGTCAGGGCTGATGACTGGGGCGACAAGCTATTTAAGCTAGGAGTTCCTGTTGTATTCTCGTTCCCGAAAAATACACCAATGAACGAACTGAATGAGCTTATTCTAAAGCAAGGTGGTGGACCCTCAATCCCAACTAGAACAAATGCTCAAAAGAGATTCGGAGACATTCTTACAGATGATGAGTTTGAGTCATATGTCCGTGAATACGGGAAAGTAATGTCGGATCGAATGTTTAAAAACAGATCAAAACTTGAAAGAATGAAGCCAAGCGATTACGATGATGAGCTTGAAAAATACGCAAGAGGCTACTCCGCTGGTGACTTCAAAGTGAAGGGTGCATCGGATATGGCAGTCCAAGCGGTTAAGCGCATGAGACAATGATCGAATATGAACTGATAGACAAGTCTAGTTCCCCTTCTGGGAACTGGAGAATTAAAGTTCCACAAACTGGGGTTGAGTTTAAACACTACGACTATCGAGCGATAACCAATGCATACAAATCCCACTGCAACGCTAATGGGATTTTGCTGTCTCCAAACTGGGAGGAAGAATTCTTATCTGAAATGTGTAAACAGAATCCAAGCTGGGGATCAAAGTGCATTCCGAATAGCTCTAAAAAAGTAACCCGCAGAAGGCTATCTTTGACTGCCGTTCTTTCGTTCTTGAACATGATGCGAATCTGGGTGCAATCAACCTTATCCGGCAAGGATGCCTTCGTATCTCAAGAGGAGGCTGATAGAAGGGCTGGCATTTGCGTTGGTTGCCCGTTTAACACGACTTTGCAGTTCTCCTGCGGTGCTTGCATGGGTGCGGTGCTAACGCTCATACAGGGCGTTATAGGCAAAAGAAAGACACAATACGATGATAGGCTTGGAGCCTGCCTTGTTTGCAGTTGTTCTCTCAAGGCGGCTGTTCATGTTCCGATTGACATTCAGAGGCAGGGATTGAGCGAGGATATTAAGAAAGATTTTGACGATATAAATTATTGCTGGAAGAAAGGATAGTAATGAACTTTTTACATGAACGAGATTTAGGGGATATTATTCTTAGCTTGGCATCAGTCCAAGCAGCAGGTGGCGGGAACTACTACATTCAAAATAATCCAAATGCTATAAGGATGCTTGCCCCACTAATCGAGCATCAGCCATATATAAACAAGTGTGGCAAGAAACTTATATATAAAATAGATAAATCCTTTGTTGATTTCAGAAATGGCGGACTCCCGTATGGCGTTCCGCTTGCAGAGCTACACGCCAGATGGATAAAACAGCATACAGATTTAAATAAACAGTGGCTTTTTTGTCCAAAGGATAATAAGTTCAAAGGCAGGATTATTGTTAACAAGACGAATAGATATGCTAATCCGTTATTCCCGTGGAAAGAAATAGTTAATCAACTCGGTGAATCAATTCTATTTGTTGGACACGACAACGAGTATGACTTGTTCTGTAGGAGATTTGGAAAGGTTGAGCGATTGATCGTTAAGGACTATCTTGAACTTGCGATTGCTATCAATAGCTCGGAATGCTTTATCGGGAATCAGAGTTCAGCGAATTGCGTAGCTGAAGGGCTAAAGCATCGGACGATACAAGAAGTCTGTTTATGGACTCCAGATTGTATCTATAAACGAGACAATGCTACATTTTGCTACGATGGAAAGATCGACACAGTTTTGTCAGAAAAACGCATACAAGTTTCGGCCAAAACTCCAGAGCGATATATAGACAAGTCGCATACCCCAAGCGGCGGTTGGAGATTAACTATAAACGGAAAAACATTAAATAGTTACTCAATTGATGTGCTGGTAATTCAGGCTCAATCAGCGGGAATGGAGAAGCCTAAATCTGAGATAGAAAAGATGGTTGTAGCAGAGACGCTTCCTTTCGTTGCTCTTGATCCAATTACAGAACGATTGCTTGTATCCATACAGAAAGTAAAGGAACTGATCGGATGAATGAAACGAGTAAGGCAATGCGAAGGAGATTGATTGAAAATGAGCTTCAAGTATTCAACTGGTCTGAAATTTTTAGTGGTAAAGGAATTGATGTAGGGTGTGGGGATGATAAGATTTGGTATGACAATTGCATCCCGTTTGATATGAATGACGGAGATGCTAATTGTATTTCAAAATACTTTCCTGCAAAGTTTGATTACCTACACGCCTCTCAATGCCTTGAACACATGCACAATCCATACGAAGCAATCATTGAGTGGATTAAGATTGTTAAGAGTGGTGGGCATTTAATTGTATCTATTCCTGATTGGGATTTGTATGAAGGAAACAAGTGGCCCTCAAGATACAATCCAGACCATAAAAGCACTTGGAGTTTCACGCATGAAACGAGTCCAGCAAAGTATCATGTGAACATCTACAAGTTCTTGGATTACTTGAAGCCACACTGCTACGCGAAGAGAGCTATGCTTGTGGATACTAATTACGATTACAAGATCGAATCAAGCGTAGATCAAACATTCATTGAATCAAATGGAGTGGAGGCATTTATAGAAATAGTTTTATGCAAGCTGTAATAGTTAAAGCCGCTTCACAGGTTAAAGAGGTTGATAAACTTATCGAGCATTGCAGGCGATTGGATGGGACTGAAGTAAAAGTTATCATAAATGATGGGCTTGTAGTGTCATATCCAGAAAGAAATAATCACGCATTACAGCAGGCATTTAATGCTATGGGTTCAGAACCATTTGCGTGGTTAGAGCCTGATAGCATACCTCTAAAGGTTGGATGGCTTTATGCGCTTGAGCGAGAATATACGAAACTCGGAAAGCCAATAATGCTATCGTCAGATTCTCATCCACCTCACGATATGATTGGCGGGATCGGTGTGTATGGAGGTATTGCTAGGAAATTAATCCCAAAGGGAATTGAAAGAGACGGATGGGATGGATGGATTATCAAGAATATAAAACCACTTGTTTCATTCACCAACCTAATACAGCACTCTTACGGAGATTACACGAATGGGTTAAATCCTCATATGTTTCCAAGAGATAGGAATATGATTAGAAGTGAATCAGTTATATTCCACCGAGATAAGTTTCAAGGACTTATTGTTTAACCATAAATAGCCTTAAACTTACTGAAGGCTTGCTTCCAGCCTTTAGAGTCAGACTTATTGTTAGGATTAAGAGCCTTTGTAGCTGTGCTGCTATCTAGGTTAAGCCTCTCTCTAGCCAAGGCGAGTAGTCCCATCCCCGCATCTGCAATGTCAGGAGATATGCCGAATCGTTGTTTCATCTCAGACTTAGGCAGAACCTTAATGCGTAATGCTAGGTTCTTCTCTCCATTAGGATCAAGTTTCCGCATACACATCTCTCGCATCAACTCATCGCCGATACCCTTGACTTGACCAGTCCGCATATACTCCTTGCAGGAATACCAAATCTCGGAAACCGAGTTGACATACCTTTCGTGTGACGGGGTTGGATCGTATGCCGATACAGGCTGATCTGAAGCCCTGCCGCCGAACTGCAAGCCATACACATCCTTTGACCAAGCAACGGATATAAAGTCGCCTAGAGGCCCACCAGCGCCGGACTTATCGTATCCTGCATTACGAGGCTGAACACCCCTAGCTAGACACTCATTACGGAACCATTGAACTACCTGCTGAGAACGAGTCATGGATTGGTCTGTGACATCCTCTTGGAAGACCAAGAACTCATCGTATTGCAGACCCTTGTATCCATGTGGCTCTGCCAGCTTGCCAACCGTCCCAAAGTAAAGAACCGTTCTATCTCCACCATTAGTGAAGGATGGATCGAGGAAGGCGACCTTGGTTTTCTCGTTATCAAGCCATACGGCTTTGTCGGTAGCCTTAGAGTTAAGTATCTCGACCTCGGAATAAATCTGATCTGTAATACCAGCAGGACACCAGAAGCCACGATACATTCGCCAAAACGAGGATGTATTCTTAGCCTCTTCTGGAATCTTCTCAAAATCCTGCGGACCCTCCATCCAAGAATAAATCTTTTTCTTGGCTATCATGTTTGGGTTTTTCAACCCATCGAAGTGCAAGCATACTCCACGGGAAGTGGCCCATTCTTCATCGTCAACAGTAATAGTTTCCCATCCATCTTTAGGCTTGGCGAACTTTCCAAACGCATCCACATACGAGGCAGGGTTGGAGATTCCGATGAACTGAAAGCGTTCGCAACCCTTGGACAAGTTGAAGAATGCAACCTCTGTAATAGCCTCAGATAGCTCAGATAACTCGTCAGCAACAAAGATAACATTCTTGTTGTGGATACCCTGCATCTTGCCAGTAGCGTCACGCTCCTTCTTCTTTTCACCGGGGATAAGAACAATGCCAGACAAGTCAGAACGCTTGCCATCCTTGCCTACATAACTGATCTTATTCTCCGAATCCACAAGATGCCCCGGCAAACCTAGCTGTTCGCATACTCCCCAATACCTAGTAATCTTACCCCAGATACGCTGCTTGGATGCCTTGATTGTCGTGGAGGTAGCAAGGACTGTTGTGTTCTCTGGATCGGCTAGGTAGTTCACGATTGCCCATATTGCGTAAGCCTCCGATTTACCGCAACCACCAGAGCCAGCGATTGCAAGGTATTCGTGATTGCAAGCAGCTCGGATCATTCGTTCTGCCCAAGGATGCCAGATGAAGTTTACTGTTGACTTGCTATCTTTCTCAGGCCAGAGAGCCTTGGCGATTCTTTGGAAGTGATGGAATATATCGTATCCACCAGTATCTTTAGGAATCCTCCCTTTAATCTTTTCTCTGAACATCGCAAGTTCGATTGCGATTTGGTGTGTCCCTTTTTTCCAGTTAAACCCGTAAAGGTGAAGGTATCCATCAAGTGGATCACCGTAAATTGGTGCTGAATTCATCTAGCTCACTTTACAAAAATATAAAACTCTTTCAATTATTTCTTGAAAATAAGTCATATTATAATAGTATGGGGGAAGTGATGAACATACTAAAGGAACTTGGTTTTCAAAAAACGAGGGCAGAACTTTATATTGACGAACATCGGCAATCTGTTTTATTTGATGTGATTGTTAAACCCGAAGATTATGTCAATGGAACTAAGTGCAACCCTACAAAATCTCCTCTTGCTCTGGCTTTGCAAAGGGCAGTTGAGGGAACTCCGTATCGGGTGGAAAGAGCGGGTTTTAAAGTTCTCGTTATTTCTCGCGGTATTTACGAGTATTGTTTCTTTATGCCTCGGAGGGTGTGGAGGAAGGTAAGTGGGTTTGAATTTGACGATGCGATTCCTTCTAGGCCGATTAAATTCACGGCTGAGTTTGAGATGATTTTTTAATATGAAGCTAGTTATTCCTGTATCAAAACATGATCGGCATTTGATCCCTGATTTCATCAGTGCGATTAATAAATTTCCAGTAGGCGAAGAACACGACCTACTAGTTATTGGGTCAAGAGAAAACGAGGAAGTCATCATTGGATTTGAAAAGCAAATTAAACATTTGTTCAAATCTTCTGAGGCTTGCATTATTCCAGACACGATGATGGGTTGGCCTATGTCTTGCAACTTCTATTTCCAGCAGACTTGCGCTCATCTCCGTAAGGATGAAGAGACGGATGCGTTTCTTTGGTTTGAGTTAGACACCGTTCCAATGCGAGAGAATTGGCTTGATCTAATTGCGTTTGAATATTACGCAGACACGACTAGGGCGGTTAAGGAGAAGCGTGAACCATTGATTTATCTTGGAGTTAAAGAACGAGTGTATGAAGGCAAGAACGGGGAACTCGTTCCTGAGTCTGTCACAGGACACAGGATGGCTCAAGTTGGAGTGTATTCCACAAAAATCTGTTCTGCACCTGTATTGAATTCCCTTTCTATATCTAACAGGCATTGGACCCACATCATCCAGTGGTATGTAGTTAATCGGATGAAAGAATCTAATCTCATCCAAAACAACTGGAGGACAGAAAAGTATCGCAATATTAACGGAGAAATGGTATGTGATTCTATCTCTAATTTAGCGTGGGATGTCCATTGGAACAAATCTGTAAGCGAGGACGCAGTTCTCGTTCACGGGTGCAAGGATAGCTCACTTGTTAAGTTATTGTTGAACAATATAAATAATGACGATATGAAAGTTGCAAAGAACTTAACAGTTGAGGAAGCGCAAGAGATCGCTGAAGGCATTGAAGATATTGATGAATCTGAACTTGAGAAAAAGATGAGGATTTATCAGAAGCGAATAGCCAACTTAAGGTTCTTCCAAAAGAAACCAACAAAGGAAGACAATAATGAGTGATCGACTAGAAACAATTTCAAACAGCGGGAAGCCTCCGGTTTCTCGCATTAAGGACGCTAAATCAGCTTATGAGATTTGGGAGACTCTACGACGAGCGGATGCCGTCTCAGCTTTTGACCGTAGCAAGATTGACGCTGCTTACGACAACGAACGACCCTACGACGAAAGGGCGCTTATCAATGCAGGGCAATCCTACCGAGTCAATGTGTCGTGGGGGTTTGCGAAGCAAGTTCTTGATACGGCACTTGCTGGGTATGTTGACATCATTAATGCGCCTCAAACATTCTTCCGTTGCCCGACTCTTTACGGGAGCCAGACGGAGCGTGACGAACTTGAGCAAGTTGTAGCACAGGAAGTAACCGCTGCTGTTCGCTCTTGGCGCAACTTCTTCCCTACATATCTCAAGCTCTGCAATAGCTTTATTAAGCATGGAGTTGGTGTGTCGTTGTTCAATGATGAGTGGGACTGGCGTTGGAAGTCAACGGATATGTCTGACTTCAAGATTCCTCGTAAGACTGAGATCGGTCAGGACAATATTGATGTTGCCGCTTGCTTGCGATTCTATTCCCCTACGCAACTTTACCAGTTGATTAAAGACGAAGAGACAGCACAGATTAACGGATTCAATATTCAGGCTTGCCGTAAAGCAATTACATCTTCTGTAAATAATAATAACAATTATTACAACTTCCGTCAGTATGATTGGGAGAAGCTAGAGATGGAGCTTCGTAATAACGACCTGTTCTTTACGACTCAAGCCGCGAACCAGCAGTCAATTCGTGTTGTCCATTTGTGGGTAACTGAATTTGACGGCAAGGTTTCGCACTACATGATTAACGATGACAATGGAGTGCAGGACTTCTTGTATAAAAAGATCGGTAGATTTGATAACAGCTACGAAGCCTACACTGTCTTTACCTATGGAGTTGGAACTAACGGATACTATCACGGAGTTCGTGGTCAGGGCTACGATGTCTTTGCAATTAACGGCGCATTGAATCGTGCATACTGTTCGCTTCTTGAGATCGCATCCTTCGGTAGTGCGCCTACATTCCAACCTAAAGACGAGACTGCTTTGCAAGAGATGCAGTTTATCCCGAATGGAGTTTATAATTTGCTTTCACCGGGAATTGAGGTCATTAAGGATACTATAGTTCCCAATGTATCTAACGGAACATTGCCGATTGTTAGCGCGTTTACACAGTTGTTCAGAGAAAGAACATCTGCATACAATACAGAATCCCTAGTCAATACATCGGTTGAGAAGTCTGCAACACAAGTGCGTGCTGAACTTAGCAATATTGCTAAAATGAGCGTGTCAGCTTTGAATCTTTTCTTCGATCCTTGGGAATCCCTGATGCGCGAAATGATTCGCCGAATGAAGCGCAAAGATTACGATGCACGGGAGCCGGGTGGCAATTATATCATTGAACTCCATAAACGCCTCCTTCGCCGTGGTGCTGAAGGATTCGGTGCAAAAGATCGTTACCTGCAAGCCTTTTTCAACTTGGATACAGATAGACTCAGAGTAGTTAAACCTGTTGGGGCTGGATCGGAAGCAGCCAGAATGGTAGCCTTTGATAGATTGATGGGAATCTTTGGTAGCCTTCCAGACTACGGAAAGCAGAACCTTATTTGGGATATTGCTTCCGAGACTGCTGGCTACGAGAATGCGTCGAGATATGCTATCCAGCCCGGTGAATCAGAGAAGCCAACAATGGATGCTTCTATTGCTCAACTCGAAAATAACTCACTCCTTACTGGTGGTCAGATCATGGTTCTTGATGGGCAGAATGACTTGGTTCACGCAAAGGTTCACATCGAAGCACTCAACCCGATTATTGAAAAGGCGCAAGAAGCCTTGCAAGTTGACCCAATGCAACTTGCTCCGATGCTTGAGGGAATCAATGCTCTTAATGCCCATGTCGCACAGCATGTCGAGAGGTTGTCTGGCGACCCTGCAATGCGTGAGGAATCCGCGCTATACCGCAAGGTTCTTCAAAACGCAGACGAAATTTTGCACAACGGAACGCTGAAAGTTCAGAAGCTAATGGCTGAACAAGAACAGCAATCCATGTTGAGCGGAATGGAAGATGCGAATTTGGCGCAAGGTCAACAGCAAATTGATCCAGCCACGCTTGCTAAAATAGAGGCACAGAGAGCCGAGCGGCAGGCGAAACTTGATATGGATATGCAAATGCACCAGCAGAGAATGATTATGCGCCAGCAGGATGCCAACCAAAAGATGGCAATCCGTGACGCAGAAGCAGCCAGCAAGATACAATCGCAGGGAATTAGAATATGACACAAAGACAACTATTCCAAATGAATGCCGACAAGGTATCTCAATTGGAGAAACTACTAGACAACCCAGTTCTTAAAGAAGCATTTATTATTGTTAGACAAGAATGCGCCCCTAAAGCTCCAACGGATATTGAGGCCGCTAAAGCCATCGGTTCCGAAGAGTTTCAAAACAAACTTAATTCATTGATTAGAATCAATCCAAAGAAGTTGAATGATCTGGATAAGGAATATATCATTCAAGCTCGTAGGAAACTTTTGTCCACAGGGTTATACACCGAGGACGAAATCATGGAAGCTGAGAGGCTTTCACAAACAAACAACCAACAGGAGTAAAAATATGAAAATGGCAACAGAAAAACGCATTGCACCAGCAGCAAAGAAACCAATGGCAACATCTGGCAAGAAGACAGCTACCACTAAGAAATCTTGGGGTGAGCGTCATCGTGCCAAGATTAAGTAAAAATTATTATCTTATATGTCCGACCAAGCAACACCGACACCCACACCAACAGAACCAGCATCAACGGACTCGGCGATCACAAATCTCCGCAGTGCGCTTGATTCTATTGCATCCAATGATCTCAGCGTCACCCCTCCCAAGGAAGAGCCGAAGTCAAATCCAACTCAGCCTGCTCCAGAAAATACAGAAGCCCCTAAAAAAGAGGTCGAAAATACTGACAAATCTGGAACTAATGAGGGGGCAAAAACTGAAGAAGCTAATACAGATGCTCCTGCCGAGGTAGAGCCAACTGGCGAAAAAGAAAAGATTCGCTGGAAGGAACTGAAGTCGGCTGAAAAGGAACTCAAGTTGGCTCAGAAAGAGCTTGCTGAACTCAAGGCTAAAGGAAGCGAATACGAGCAAGCCAGTAAGGAAGTCCAAGACCTAAAGACTCAGATTGAAGAAATTCAGCGTGAGCGTGAAGCCGTGGATGGCGAGCTATACATGACCCGTGTTCAGGCTACAAAGGAATGGAAGCAGTATGTTTCCGAACCTATCAACGAGATTATCGAGGGCGCTGAATTCTTTGCTCAAAGGAATAAAGTTGAAACCTCTGATTTGATTGATGCCCTACAAGCAGACACAAACGGCGATCCTCAGAAACTTGAAGCGTTGATGGCTGATTGGTCGGAGCGAGATAAGACGAAGATTTGGAATCTTGCTGACAACCTGCTTCAGATTGAGAAACGCAAGGAGGAGTTGGAGGCTAATTCTAAAGAGGCATATAAGGCTTCTATGGAGCGACAGCAGCAAGAAGAGCAAGCGTTCTACAAACAGTATTTCGCTCAACGGGAATCAGCAATTCAAGAGGTTGTTCCGAAGATGACTGAAAAGGTTTACAATCTTCTTCCAGAAGACAAGCGACCAGACATCGCTAAACTTCAGCAAGAAGTAATGAGCTACGACGAGTGGCCTGAAAACCTTAAAGTATATGGCATCCTTGGAGCCGCTGTTCTTCCAGACTTGATTGATACAGTTAAGTCATTACAGAACGAGCTGAAGGAAACTAAGGAGAATAATGTTAAACTTCGCGGTGGCTCTGCTCCTGCTGCTGGTGGGAATTCCCCCAGAACTCCAGCAGAATCAAACAAGCCGACCAACTACGCAAAGATGGATACAGACGACTTCGTTAAGAATCTTGTCGGAAGAATGGTTGCTTAATTAAATAAGCATTCACAAAATAAAAGAGGACTGCTTTAATTAGGCAGTCCTTTTTTTTATTTAAAATTAACTTGCAAATATTGCTTTGTTCACATATTAGTTGCGATGCAGCATAACTAAGCTGTTGAAAAAAATGTTATGGATCGCTGATTCCTCAACATCAGTAACAAAATAAATCCGAGCTTATAAACACCGAAAGGCTTTTACACTGGCTCAGTAAAGGAAAATAAACCGAGTTTAAGTTGGGCAACTAAACGACGACTTGGATTCAAAACTAAATTTAACTTAAATAGAAAGATAATAATATGTCTCAATACAATATTGCTGATGTAAACAATCAGCTTCAACAGGAAGCAGGGCGTATCGGCGAGATGATCGCCGCCAAGCTCATTGCTACCGACCCTTGGAACCGTCTCATCAAGCAGGACACATTCCCTGCTGGCATGGGCGAATCCATCCAAACGCTCATTCAAGAGCGCACCACCGTTCCTAACGCCTCCAGCACTGCTTGGGCTGATGTGGGAACTAACGATGGTTCTGGCAACAACTGCAACCCGACTCCTCAGGTTGTTGAGTTTGCTCGCACCCTTCGTTCCTACAACCTCCAACAGGCTGCTATTCGTTCGCCCGGTTTCTGTGTGAACGATCTTCGCACTGCATGGAAGGCTGAAGAGCAATTGGCTGGTGAGGTCAAAGTCCTCAAAGAAAACAGTCAGTGGTTCTGGAGCAACCGCTACCGTGATGAGTTCTCTCGTCTCGCTGGCAACAAGGTTGTTCTTGATGTGCCTGATACGCTGGCGATGTCCAGCAGCGGAACCAACCAAGCGTTCCCTGCTGTGGCTCCTGCCTATGCGCTTGACCAAGGTATCCTTGATCAGTTCTACCTCGACCTTTCCCGTGATGCCGCTGAAGGCAATTACGCAATGGTTGACGGTGAGCCTCAATACGCTCTCATCTGCTCGCCTGAAACGAGCAACTACCTCAAGAAGCAGAACGCTGACATCCGTCAGGATTTGCGCTTCTCTTCGCAGGTTGACGAGCTTATCAAGCCATTCGGTGCAGCCTTCAGCTACAGTGGTTATGTCCACTTGGTTGATCGTCAAGCTCCTCGCTACAACTTCGTTGATGGCGCGTTTGTGCGTGTTCCGTTCTTCACAACCAGCCCTGCCAGCACTGGCAACAAGGCTATCGTGAACCCAGAATATCGCTCTGCCGCTTATGAAGTCAGCTTCATCTACAACCCTCATGTGTTCACTTCCCGTGTTGCGCAGGTCATCACCAGCCCCGGTTCGGGTCTGAAGTTCGATCCTGTCAACTATCGCGGTGAGTTCATGTGGATCAACAACAAGGACAATGCTAATAACATCCTTGGTGTTAATGGCTACTTCTACGCCTTGTTCATGCAAGGTTCTCAGCCGAAGCGTGTCGAGTGGGGTTATGCTCTTATGCATCTCCGTTGCTCGCCTGCTACGCTTTATCAATCCTGCTCGTAAGAGTCGGTCTGGTTAAACAATAATAAGTGTGGTGGGGTTCTATCCCCCACCGCACTTAAACCTAAAGCTAATGAAAGAAAAAGGTATCGCTCTCATTATAGGTATGGGTGGAGGATGTGGTTGCAAAAGTAAAGGATGCCCTGTTTGTAACGGAGGAAATATGGAAACTAATTTTACAGCACCGGAAGGTTTTGATTTTGAAGGAATGGAAGAGGGCGAGGAGAAAGAAGTTCTCGCTAAAGTTCGTTATATGGGTAATGGACAATTCGCTCTTGGCTCTGTTGATGGTTATGCTCTCGGAGAATCCGAGGAACCAGAAATGGAAGAAGAGGAAATGGAAGAGGAAGGGATGGAAGAAGAGGGAGAAGAAGAGAATTACGCTAAACAACTTAGCAACCGTGCAGGTTTAATGTAATATGGCAATAGCTCCTAACACCAACGATTCTAAATCCAACTTACTTGCAAAGATCGCCGAGAACACAGGCGAGACAAAGCCAAAGGTTGGGGACGGAGAGCATAATCTTCTTTGGAAGATTGCCGCTAACACATACTCTACTGCTGTTAATGGTGGTGGAGGCGGTGGAGGAACAGGAGCTACTGGAGCCACCGGAGCGGCTGGCGCAGTTGGTGCTACTGGAGCCAGTGGATATATTGGAGTTGACGGAGCCACTGGAGCTACCGGAGAACAAGGTTCTACAGGAGCGACTGGAGTTGGAGCTACAGGGCCAGAAGGAGCCACTGGACTTACAGGCTCTACTGGACTTACAGGCTCTACTGGAGCCACTGGTATTACTGGAGATGTTGGAGCTACTGGTTTAGAGGGCGCAACTGGACTCACAGGAGCTACTGGAGATATCGGAGCTACTGGACTAGATGGAGCTACTGGATCGACCGGAGAAGTAGGTGCTACTGGCCTTGAAGGAGCTACAGGATTCACAGGTGCAACAGGAGAGGTTGGCGCGACTGGATTGGAAGGCGCAACTGGTGCTACTGGTGAACAGGGTGCTACCGGATTGGGAGCTACAGGAGAAACTGGGGCTACTGGTCTTGAAGGCGCGACTGGTTCCACAGGAGCTACTGGCGCATCTGGATTTACTACATTTTATAGCGAAACCCCTCCAGCTAGTCCGACTGCTGGAATGCGTTGGGTTAATACGCTTACGATGGTCGAGTATCAATACTACGACGATCAGTGGGTTGAAGTAACAAGCGTTGCAACAGGGGCAACTGGAGCTACTGGTGCTGGAGCTACGGGTGCAGTTGGTGCAACCGGAGAGCAAGGTGCTACCGGAGCAACGGGAGACTTTGGAGCTACGGGCGCAACTGGTGCTGGAGCGACTGGCGAGCAAGGTGCAACGGGTGAGCAGGGGGCCACAGGAGAGCAAGGTTCCACTGGTGCTGATGGCGCGACTGGAGCTACTGGTATTGCTGGAGATGTTGGAGCTACGGGAATACAGGGTCCAACACCTTGGACATTGCCAGCTACAGTATATGACAATGGATTCGCTTACAACCTTGGAGCGGCAGTTACTTTTCAAGGTGGATATTATTACAGAACAGGCAACCCACTAAACCCCGGCTACCCTCCAACTCCGGGATCAATCAATGCTTCATGGACACCAGTTGCTGATGGTGGAGCGACTGGGCCAGATGGCGCGACAGGCGCAACTGGTCTTGAAGGAACCACAGGAGCTACAGGTATTACTGGTGTAGATGGAGCGACTGGAGCTACAGGAACACAAGGTGATGTCGGGGCAACTGGCTCTACAGGAGCTACGGGCGTTATTGGCGATACAGGATCGACTGGAGCCACGGGTATTGCTGGAGCAGATGGAGCTACAGGATCGACAGGTGCGACAGGATTAGATGGATCTACGGGTGCTACTGGTTTAAATGGATTAGATGGTGCAACTGGTTTTACAGGAGCAACAGGAATTCAAGGTGATGTCGGAGCAACTGGTTCAACTGGATTAACTGGTTTAGATGGCGCAACTGGTTCAACTGGTATTTCTGGAACAGATGGAGCGACTGGAGCCACTGGGGTTCAAGGGGATGTTGGAGCCACTGGTATCCAAGGAGATGTAGGTGCAACAGGAGCAACTGGACTTACAGGAGCAACTGGACTTACAGGAGCAACTGGACTTACAGGAGCAACTGGACTTACTGGAGAAACTGGTGCTACTGGAGAAACTGGTGCTACTGGATTAGATGGAAGCACGGGAGCTACAGGACTTGAAGGAGCTACAGGTTTGGAAGGTGCAACTGGAGCTACTGGGATTCAAGGTGATATTGGTGCAACAGGAGCTACTGGAGTTATTGGTGACGCAGGAGCGACAGGAGCGACAGGACTCACGGGTGCAACTGGATTAGATGGAGCAACTGGAGCTACAGGTCTAGAAGGGTCTACTGGTGCAACTGGTGCTGGCGCAACTGGCGCAACTGGTTTAGTTGGAGCTACAGGTTTAGCTGGACAATCTGCTACTTTTTATAATTATCAAGCTGATGCAAACCAAACAAGTGGAGTTCCAACAACTGGACACTTATTCTGGAATAATGCGTCTCAAGTTGCAGCAACATCTATAACACTATCGCACATCGATGCGATTGGTAACGATATTGATGTCTTTTTCCCACTATTCAAAACTGGGGACACTTTTGTCATTCAAGATCAAAATAACTCAAATAATTTTCAGACATGGGAAATTAGCGCAACGCCAACAATTGTATTAAATAGTTACATTTCAATACCATCAACATTGGTCACTTCTGCTGGAACAGGAACAACTGGGTTTGCTAATAACCACCAACTTATATTTGCAATAGTATCTAGCGGGTTAGTTGGTGCGACAGGATTGACTGGAGCAACTGGTTTAAATGGAGCAACAGGAGCAACTGGTTCTGCCCCAGCCAATACTGTTCTTTCAGACACGACTGCGGCTCAAGGAGGAACCCAACTGCTTAACATGGTGCAAATCACGCAAGCGGCATACAACGCAATTGGCACTCCAACAGCCAATACGCTTTACATCATCGTAGGATGAAACTGACTGATTCCAACGCGGGAGAAGTGGGAACTAGCGATGTTACGGCAATAGCGTCTGCAACGGCGACTTTTCGCCAATTCATGTGCTACGCCGCACTTACGATTTCGCAAACGATTACAGGCGCAATTGGAATTATTAAAAATGGCGCGGCACAGCTTACTCTTACTGGCAACAACACCTACACTGGCACAACCACGGTCAGCACCGGAACCCTAAGTATGACAGGCGTGAGCGGCTACAAAACCACCGACCTCTCGGTCGCCTCGGGAGCCACGCTCGGCATCACCATGACTGGCAATGCGACTTCCTTGGGTGCAAACACCGCAGGAACATGGACTTCATTTAATTCCGTGAACGCTTCCATCACTGGGGGGGGAGTTGTCGCTCTTAACGGAACCAATTTTATTAGTGCCGGAGGAAGCGGCGGAACCATGAAAACCAACCTCTCCGCAGGGGCGGTGCTGGATGTGCAAAGCGGAAGCTGGGCATGGGGCTATGGTCGTGCTTCGACCGCGACAAATCTCGGATCGCTCAATGTCGCCTCCGGAGCCGAATACCGGAGTTCGGACCTCGCAATTCAGTTCGACGCACTCACGGGTTCAGGCACGCTTGCTAATGCTTACAACGGAATTATTACGATCACCTTGGGAGTCAGCAACACAACCAACAACGCCGCCTACGGTGTTTCGGGCAATACAGCGACTTTCTCCGGGGTGATCAAAGGTCCAGACAGCTACACTGGTGTCACCACGGGAACATTGAACCTTGTGAAAACCGGAAGCGGCACGCAGATACTCTCCGGTAACAACACCTACAGTGGATCAACAAACCTTGGATTTTCAAATTCCTCAAATGCTGGCACATTGCGGCTCAGTGGATCGGGTAAAATATCAACTGCCGCCACTAACATATTCAACGGCACACTCGACCTGAATGGAATCAACCAGTCCATCACCACGCTCGCTCTGGGCGGCGGTTCGTCAGGCACTACAGCGGCAGTTACAACTGGAAGCGGCACTCTTACTCTGGGCGGAAATGTGACCTTCTCGGCCACGAACAACGCCAACGGAGCAAGCATTAGCGGAAACCTCAACCTTGGTGCTACCACCAGAACCTTTACAATAGGTAATTCGACTGCGGCGACTTCAGACCTCACGATCAGTGCCGTGATCAGCGGCTCTGGAGGACTAACAAAATCAGGGACTGGAACGCTAACTCTCAGCGGAAATAACACATACACGGGAGCGACTAGTATTTCAGCGGGGACACTTCGCGCATCAAAAACAAATGGTTCTTCAACGGCAACGGCAACATTCACCACAAGCGCACTTTCAGTCTCATTCAATGTTTCACCTCCATCGGGAGCAACAACCAATTTCCGTTTCTTCCAAGGAACAACAACTCAGTCTTACGCACCGGGAGTTATCTCCTTGTCAGGCGTTCCAGTTGGAACCACAGCAACCTATACTTCTGCAACCTCAACCCTTTCTGTAACAGTCCCATGATAATTTCTCCAAACGCAAATGGTTGGTCATACGACGATTCTGTTGGAATGTGGAAATTGGCATATGAAGATAAAATTATTATTTTCTACGAGCAAACAGACCAATCAATAGCAACTGGAGGCACATTATTTGTAGGGACTCACGAAGAATGCGAAATACACATATCCCAACTGGGCTTACATTTCCCAGAAACCGAGGAAACAGAATGAACGACAACGCAACATTGACAGGTATTTTAGTAACGACTACAAGTTTTACTAGTCTTGACACGACAATAACACCAAATAAGATTTAATAAAATATTATGCCAATTAATTTCCCGATACCAACATTTATAGGCGAGTTGTTTACCGCCGCAGGCAAGACATGGATGTGGAATGGTTACGCATGGGATGCCGTGACTGAAACCGCTGTTGGTGCAACTGGTGCTACTGGTTCTCAAGGCGCTACGGGTATTGGAGCTACTGGCGATGTCGGCCCTCAAGGTGCTACTGGAATTCAGGGTGCAACGGGTTTGCAGGGTGCTACTGGTGATGTTGGTGGCGAAGGTGCTACTGGGCCTCAAGGTTCTACAGGTGTTCAAGGCGCTACCGGAGAAGCTGGAACAGCGGGATCGACTGGCCCTGAAGGAGCAACTGGCTTGCAAGGCGCTACAGGAGACATCGGAGCAACTGGTGCTACTGGAATCCCCGGAGCCACAGGATTGCAAGGAGCTACGGGAGACATCGGAGCCGCAGGTTCGACTGGCCCTGAAGGAGCAACTGGTGTTGTCGGAGCTACGGGTGATATCGGATCGACTGGAGCTACGGGGCTTACTGGCGCAACTGGTCTTACAGGTGCTACTGGTGTTATTCCGGCATCAAATGCAGGGAATGTTTGGACATTTTCCGGGGATGGGACAACGAATACTTGGACATTGACTGGAAATACGAGTGGAAGTTTGGTGTCAGCATTATACATTGTCCATGCTGACGGGGTTATGCAGGCTCCAGCAAATTATACAATAAACAATGTATCTCCAAGAACGATTACAATATCAACAGTTCCAAGTGGAAGCTCCCTTGTAGTTGTTTCATTATCTACAGCATAGAATAACTTTAACAAAAAATTAAACAAACTTAAATTATGCCACTAACTAAAGCAACAACTAATGTAGTCAACCTCGACAAAGATACGCTTATCAACGGACTCACCGCTGGAAAGGGGTCTGGAAATATTGTAGGCAATACTGTATTTGGTCAAAATGCACTTTCAGTAAACACAACTGGAGGTAATAACACAGCACTTGGCCGTGATGCATTGCAAAATAATACAACTGCATCTAATAACACAGCAGTTGGATTTCATGCGCTTGAATTAAATACGACAGGTGTTGAAAATACCGCTATTGGTTCATTTGCGCTTGATGCCAACATTAGCGGAAGCAATAATACAGGAATTGGATATGGCGCAATTGCAAATAGCACTTCTTCAAGTAAAAATACAGGAATCGGGTGGGCTTCTTTAAATTTAAACACAACTGGTAACAGCAATACGGCAGTTGGTTATGGTTCACTTAAAGACAACACAACTGGAGGTAACAACACAGCAGTTGGTTTAGATGCGCTTCAATCAAATACTACTGGAAACAATAATGCCGCAGTTGGTGTAAATGCGCTTTTTGCTAACACAACTGGAATTAACAATACATCAGTTGGGGCTGGAGCTTTAACAAATAACGAAACAGCAAATAACAATACTGCCGTTGGTAATGGTGCATTAAATCAAAATATTGTTGGTATTAATAATACAGCTATTGGAGCTGGAGCGTTATATTTTAATAATGCAGTGAATAATACGGCAATTGGAATTAATTCATTACGAAATAATGTAGGCGGAACCCAAAATACCGCAGTTGGAGTTCAAGCAGGGGCGTTAAATACACAAGGAAATGGGAACACAGCACTTGGTTATCTTGCACTTTATTCTAATACTGACGGAGTAAATAATACAGCAGTTGGAAGATATGCATTACAAAACAATATTGCATCTGGGCCTAATGGCTACAATTGTGCAATTGGTTATAATTCTTTATTAGAAAGTATTGGTGGTATTGAAAATACTGCGTGTGGAGCCTCGGCATTGCGTGATCTGGTTACTGGTTCATACAATACAGCACTTGGAAGATATGCGTTGCATGAAAATGATGATATTAATAATTCAACAGGAATTGGTCATTCGTCTGCTGTAACAGGATCAAATCAAGTTCAACTTGGCAATTCTGCTACTACAACTTATGCCTACGGAGCAGTTCAAAATCGTTCCGACATCCGAGACAAAGCTGATGTCCGTGATACTGAACTTGGTCTTGATTTCGTAAACGCACTTCGTCCCGTCGATTTCAAGTGGGATATGCGCGAGGATTATCGCCCGGAAGCACCAGCTACTATTAATAAGCCCATTGATCTTGAAGATGGTGCTACTGAAGAAGAAAAAGCAAAATACGCTCAAGAACTTGCCGCATACAACGCTTATGTTGTTGAAAGAGATAAGTGGCTTGAAGATGTTAAACTTTCCAACATCACTCACGATGGTAGCAAGAAGCGCAGTCGTTTCCATCATGGTTTGATTGCTCAAGAAGTGAAAGCAGTTCTTGACGCTAAAGGCATTGATTTTGGCGGTTTCCAAGATCACTCTGTCAAAGGAGGCGACGATGTTCTTTCAATTGGATACGAAGAATTGATTGCTCCTCTTATCAAAGCAGTTCAAGAACTCTCTGCTAAAGTTGCTGAACTTGAAGCTAAATAATTAAAATAGTGTATGTTAATACTATAAACCAATGCCACTTCTTCCACAATTCGGAGATTCCGAAAACAATCTAATCGCCAAGATTGCAATTAACACTGGTCCTAATCCGCCAACTCGCGGAGATGGAAGGTGGAATCTTTTATACAAGGTAGTCCAGAATACATACGAGACTGCTGTTAGTGGAAGCGGAAGAATCTCTGGCGAAGTTCAAACCTACAACGATCTTCCTATAACGCTTAACAATCCTCCGCTTCGTTCTGTTTATATCGTTCTTGAGTCAACTGGAATCCCATTAATCAATAGGCATCCATCTGGACTCTATACGCGAATAGCAAATAACGGAAATCTTTCTGATTGGCTATATGCTGGAGACTTGAGTGATGGTGCGACTGGAGCGACTGGACCCGCTGGAAGTCCGGGTGGAGCGACTGGGGCAACTGGTTCAACTGGTCCAAACGGAGTGAACGGAGCTACGGGGGCAACGGGAGTTAATGGGGTGAATGGCGCTACAGGAGCTACGGGTATTTCTGGAGAGAATGGTATAGCAGGAGCAACGGGAGCAACCGGAGCGGCTGGAGTTTCAGGGTCAACTGGAGCCACAGGACCAAGTTTCCAGATACAATCATACGCAACAACATCTCTCCCATCTACAGGCAATTTTGCGTTTGATTCAACTCTTGAGATACCAGTTTATTTTTGGAACGGGTTTTGGAAGAAGTTTTCAGACGATTCTGTTGTAGCTGATAGGAGCGGCGGATTCGATCCAAATTCTATTACATCTCTGGCTATTTGGCTTGATGCCACAAACGGCATTTATGACTCCACAAGTGGAGGTTCAATTGTCACAACCAATGGGGCGGCGATTGGACGATGGGAAGACCTTTCAACTAACTCTAGAAATTTCACTCAAAGCACCGTCAACAGCCGACCGATCCTGTCTACCGCATCGCTTAACGGAAAGAACACCATCTCTTTTGACGGCACGGATGATTCTCTTTCATTAGTGAGTGCGCCCGGACTCTTGCGTTCAAAAACAGGGGCAACTTTTCTTGCTGTATTAAAACACAAAGAAATACTTTCCACGGCTGGGAAGGCTATTTTTCGCGTAGGTGGCCTTAGGCGCTTTGAATCTCGCCGAATTGGCATGGCGCAACGCTCAATCGTGACACGAAGACTAGATTCCGATCCAACATCTGATTCGAGGTCGCCTAGTGGGAGTGTTTCGCTAGATTTTGAGTTGATCGCAGACGCTGTAGATTATTCTGAGTCAACAGTTTTTATGTATAAAAATGGCGTTCTGATTTATCAGAATCCTCAAGGAACGGCTGGAACAACAAGCGATACGGATGTTGCAACAATCTCAATCGGTGTAACTTGCAACATCGAATTGGCTGAGCTTATTTTTTACGACCGCCTCCTCACCACCGTCGAGCGCCAACAAGTCGAGAGCTACTTGAGCGCCAAATGGGGAATTGCTATATGAGGCGCTTCTTCCGATCATCTCAAGAATCATATGAAACCATTCGTGCTGCAATGGACTCCTCCAGCGGATTCCCGAATTCCATAGCATCAACTTGGTTCGTTCCATCCAACGAAGCTCCCCGTGATGCCGAAGATCGTTGCCTCATAGCCGCAATTCCAATTATTGCTTCACATTTCGATGTTTCTGGAGCAACAGAAATAACAGAGGAAGAGTATTTTTCCTCATTACCTGTTACTTAATTGAAATAAATATTAGAATTACATACAAATAAAATAATGCGAAATGAATCTTGATCCGCAATCTTACCCTCATCACACTGGAATTATGGGTTCCATCACAAGTTTACTAGCTGTAGTTATCTCTATCTTGCCGCATGTAGAGCAGTGGTTGCGTATTAGCTCACTTGCATTCGGGACGATTGCAGCTATCGTATCAATTATTGTAATGATAGAGAAACGAAACAACGATAAAAAAGACAAATGAAAGCACTACTTATTAAAGCCATCTCCGCTATTACTGGAGCGTCCAAGTCTGTTATTGAATTCATCATCCCGATCCTTCGGGAGTCTGCTACTTCTTTATTGAAAGAACTTCTGCCTATCGCTATGGAAGTCGTGTCTTCATTGCTAACCTCAGATAAGAGCGGCGATGAGAAGCGTAAGATTGCTGTAGATAAGATTAAAGATGCCGCTGTTAAGGAGGGTATCAATGCCTCCAATCGCACGGTCAACCTTGCTATCGAGCTTGCTCTTGCCAAGCTGACCGATAAATGAACGAGGAGAAGGCATGGTGGCAGAGCCGGACGATTATCGGAATCGTTGTTATGCTATTAGCTCAAGCCCTGAAGTGGTTCAGGGTTGATATTATTAATGAAGAGTTGACGGATATTGTAACGATAGCGATGGAAGCTGTTGGTGCTGGGCTTGCTGTTTACGGGAGGGTTAAGGCTAGAAAGAATATCAGACGAACAAGGCCGGGGGGATTGTTTAACCCTAATGCTGAAGTAAGAAAGGCCAAGCCAGTTAAAAAGTTTCTAGGCATCTTCCTAATCTTTGCCGCAACAAGCATGTCAGCTATGCCGTATCCTAGCCATGTTTGGTATGAGAATCCAATTAGGGTTACTCCCATCGTGGATGATCGCCCATTCTTGATTCGTTTAATTGATAGCCTTTGGGTGAGTATATCCATCCTTCCGATCAAAGGGGAAATTAAAGGGCAGGCTGACTTCTAATGAGAATTTCTACGACAGCAGAACGGCTAGAGATGGCTGACTTTATTCTGAAGTCAGAGGCTAGGCGTGACAAACTAGGCAGACTTAAAGTATATCTACTACCCAAAGCTGATGGCGGTGGAACATTTGAGATAGCTGGGATCAACGATAGGTATCATCCTAAAGCGGCTAACCATATCAAGTCATTATTGGATAACAATAGACACGCTCACGCTGAGAATTATATCAAGAAGTATCTAGTGGAATACACTGATGTCGTTAAGGCTTGGACAGAGGAGCCTGCTATTGAATCATTCCTTCGGGATACTGCTTTTAATCGCGGCCCTAAAGGTGCGTTAAGAATCTTACAGATTGCGCTACAGATCGCCGATGACGGAAAGTTCGGACCTATTACCAAAGCTACTCTTGCTAAAGCAATGAAGAACATTCCAGACCTTCTCAACCATCTTCGTATCGCTAGGGAAACATACGAGATTCGTGTTGCTCCTCCAGTTGGCGCTAGGGCTAAGTTCTGGAACGGCCTAAAGAATAGGTGGGACAACGCTCTTGAGTTCAGTAAAAAATTTATCTCTTGAATTATGGAATCGGATGAATATAAGAAAAAAAAACAAGCGTTATTAGAACGCTACAAGGAAAAAAGTATTTGGGAGAAAGTAAAAGAAGGTGTTTCTGATTGGTGGGATGAGAACGAAGCTCGTCGTAAAGGAACGCTTACGGATTACTACAAAAATAAACGATAATGCATAAAGTAAATCTATGGATACTAGCCGCTATTGTAATGATCGTTTCGTTACTTTCTTTATATGTAATTGCTAAAATGATTTATGTCTGAAGAAGAAATTGAAAAACTAAAAAAAGAGAACGCAAAACTAAAAAGCATTTTGAGACAATGCTTGAAGGCGAGACAGATCAACCATGTAAAACAAATTATCAGGGAGGCATTGAGCAATGAGTAAGGAAGAGATTGATGGCATAGTAGAGTTTGGTAACATAGACTTATTTAATAGACCGATTGTTAAGAATCCAGATGGCAGTATCAGCACCGTCAAATCAATGAGCTTTGATACAGACAGAGGAGTTGTATTGGTTCCTACAATCGCTGATGATGGAACTGTAATGAATCCCAAGGATGCAATTTCCTATGCAATGAAAAACAAAAAGCATCTTGGCATTTTTAAGGATAGAGCGTCAGCGGATAAGTATGCCGAGTCACTTCACAATCAACAAGCGGAATTCTACAAGGGCAAATAACATGAGCGAGGCAATTAAATCTGCAATGAAAAGGCTCGGTGTTTCTGGTGTTAATAAACCCAAGAGAACGCCGGGAGCCAAGAAATCCCATGTAGTTTTGGCAAGTCAAAATGGAAAGACAAAGACTGTCAGGTTCGGGCAACAAGGTGTATCAGGTTCTCCCAAACGCGAAGGCGAGTCTGCTGCTGACCGCAAGCGTAGAGAGAGCTTCAAGGCTCGTCATAAATGTTCTTCGGCCAAAGATAAATTTTCTGCTCGATACTGGAGTTGTGTGACTAAATGGTAGTAAGCAACTTACACTGGCATATAAAAATATCTTTTGACTTCTTAAAACAATCTGAAATTCTATTGTTGTGCGACCCAAACGGATAAGTGTTCGTGTCAAATCGGAAACTTGGAAGGTTCTTTTCAAGAAGCCAACTGAAGACGATTATATCGGAGTGGAAGAGGATGACATTGGGTTGTGCGTCGAAGAAGAAAAGAAGATACTTGTTGATCCAGACCCTTCTTCCGTCCTATCAACCGCCATCCACGAAGTGCTACATGCTGTTTACCCTCAGTTGAGCGAGGATGCGATTATCGACGGGGAAGATGCCTTGGTTGACTTGCTTCACAAATTCCCACAAGAACTATTACATGATGATACCCAAGCCTAGTAGCTGGTGGACATTCCGTGGAGATCAATCTGGACGCGGAAAAGACCAGCAGGTAGTTATGTCGAGTTCAGGCGAAACAATTTCATGGGGAGAAGGATTCTCATGGATTGGCTCTACTGAATTATTCTTAAAGTTATTCACTCCAACGGAAATAAAACAACACAAGGAGATACAATGAGCCTACGCTACGAACAGCAGTATTCGCTATACAAGACTCGTAAATTCCTCCGCGATCTACTCCATCACACTACTAGGCCAAAGACCGTGACTGAGATTTCAGACCGAGCCTATAGCTGCCTGCGTCACTTCCCGCACTTGGACGAGACTGGCAAACCAGTCTTCAGCCAAGACGACTTTGAATGCCCAAAGATACCAAATGAAAGCTAAGACTAGCGAGCGGTTCCAGCCGTTCAACATCACAAAGAAATGGAAGAAGTGGATGGCGGTTAGCTGTTCCCACGGAGATCACATTGACCCAGAGGCTAGGGATGCTGTCCTTGCTTTTAAGGACAGGTTCAAGCCTGATACAACGATTCACCTTGGAGACTTCGTGGATATGGCAGCAGCTCGCTCTGGCGCGATGAATGATCCTAATGCTTCGGACAGGGCTGCATCTGTAGCTGAAGATTTGGCGGCTGGTGTTGACTTCCTTCAGGAGTTTAGACCTAACCACATCCTTTACGGAAACCACGAAGATCGCTTGTTTCGCCTCGCTAGCTCGCCGAATGCTCTAGCTGCCCATGCATCCACACTTGTCATACAAGAGATCGAGAAGACGGCAAAGAACCTCAAGGCGAGGCTGTATTCATACGATATGCAATCCCATCCTATCATTGGAGGAACAAGATTCATCCACGGCTTCATGTTTAATGTTGCGGCTATCCGAGATCATGCTGAAACATTTGGCTCCTGTGTAATGGGACACATCCACCGAGTCGGTATAGAGCAGGCTAGAACGCTTAACGGAGCTGCCGGATATTCCGTTGGAATGCTTATGCGATTTGATGCGGACTACGCTAAGACGAAAAGACAGACACTTTCTTGGAGCCAAGGGTTTGGCTACGGATATTATTCAGACACACAAATAACAGTAAACCTATGCGAAAGAAAACGAAACAACCCGTGGATGTTGCCAATATAAAGAATGCTTGGCAGGAGTTTTTCAATCAAAACAAAACATACGAAAAGGAAGAATTAAGGGATAAGGGGTGGATTGATGTATATGAAATAGCTGAGAACCTCAAGCTGTCGATAGGTGGAGCGACACATAGAATGAAGAAGTTAAAAATTGATAAAAAGATATTCTCGGTTGTAAGCGATAATTCAGTCCGTCAAATTATTTTCTACAGACTAAAATAGAAGAGGGGAGCTTGCGCCCCCCTCTTCACCTATGAACACACATGAAACACCCACGCTGAACGAGGGGTGAGACAACATTAACTAATGCTTTAGCGTAGTCAATTTGTTTTCTGCATACACCGCAACGGCTAGTGCTGACCAAGTGTGAGATTTTAATCCGTAGGTTGGACCTTGATTATCTTTAGTCCCTTGTTGTCCTACTAGGTTCAGTAATGCTTGTCGGATGTCTTTATCTTTAGACCTCATCGTTTTGCATAGGAACATCTTGATGTCCTTCCTGTAGCACAGGATTGTATCCGTCCTAGCAACCTCAGTGAATCTACCTACCCATCGGCAAGTATCAAACACGCTGGCTCCTACCGCCATGCCGTAGCTGGCTACCATCTCGCAGGCTACGATGTCATACTCCCTTCCGATCAAGAGTTGCCGCATATCAAAGTTGTCGATGTGTCCGTGGTCGATAACCTTTCCGTTCCATTGAACGAATGCTGACTTCTCTGGGCCGGGGTCTATTGCGAATATTGTTTTAGGATGTGTAGCCATTTTCTTTTGCCCAAGCTGGATTGTCGTGCGCTTTTGTATGACATATACGGCAAATCGCCAAGAAGGTATCCTTGTTGCACAGGTTGGCTCCTCGCTTTGCCTTGTGATGTATGTCTGTTGCTGGTTGTCCGCAGACTTCGCAGAACGGATGAAGCATCATATATTCTTTCCTTACAACAGAATACTCCTTTAGCTTACCTCTCTGCCTGTCGGAGATTTTGTTGAGCGGCTTATTTCTTTTTAGGCTTCCTCGCTTCATGTTCTTGAAAGTAATCCTTCATCTTCTGTAATACTTCTTCAATGTCTTGTTCAACAATACCATCGCATCCAGAAGGGAAGTCATCCTTGCGCTTGTGCATTGGACTCAATGGGTAAAGTTTGAACGGCGATATATGTATTCGTAGTTTTCCAGAATCATCCAAGCCAATAAACGGATGTAGAATCATTCCAAGAAAACTTTATAAATAACGCAAATAAAAACAACTGATACCAATAGGACCGTATCAGGGCTTATCGGCGCGGGTTTGTGCGTCTTCATCTGTGTATTGGATTTTGGAATACCTTTTGGAAAGTTTGTCCATGTTCTCTTTAATTGTCTCATCACGCGAGATTCCAACTGACTGACGGAATCCTTCAAGGTAAAACTCAATGTCACCTAGTTCTTCAATGACATTAACTCGGTCAAGCGGCTTGCGGTAGATGACTGCTTTTTTCACCGCATCCAGTAGCTCCCCTGCCTCACCGCAGATTCCCATAATCATGTGGATTGTGTGGCACTCGTTGCCTGTTAGTTCTGATTTAATCTTATCCCCGTCTTTAACAAGGGCTGTAACGAACTCTTCGTATTTCATTCTTTTAGTTTCTGGTTGATCCGTTCCAACCAGTCGGATGGTTCGGGTGTTGCTTTTGTTCTTTGTTCTTTCCAATCGAGCCTTCGATTTCGATTGTATTTCGGGGGGATGATTTCACAGATAATTTCTATCGTGGAAAATCTAGTGTTGCACTTGTCGCATTTGTGCCTGCGACGAATCTTGGGGCCGCTATATTCATGCTCGGATGAAACAACGGTCCTGTCTCCAGCAATGCGAGAGTCGATGACTTTAGTTTTAGATTGGCAGTTCGGGCAGTTCATCGTTTGGCTTCCATTCCTCGGTTGATTCTTCCGAGAGAACCTTGGTTCTGGCTCGGTCTGCTGGGATGTTCAGCATATCGCAACACGCCTCGTAGAATTTTGTGTTGAAAAAATCTCTTGCAGTTCGCTTCGCTTCTTCTCTCTCGTTCCTTGGGCATGCAGAGGGAACTTTCTTGCGAACATCATCCACCGCATAAAGCATCATCCCAGCCAGTAATTTTATTACTGGATCGCTTGCGGTTTTCATTTCGCTTTATTCTTTAGGATTTGACAGATCGTGGCGACTGCTTCTTGTGTATCGAAATTCAGTCCAGAAGTGACAACCTCGCACCAGACGCCATCAATTTTGACCTCATAGCTAGTGCGCTTGCAGTCGTCATCGCTTGAGTCGTATGAGCGGAGCGGGAACCCAAGAAACGATTGGTGTGGAGTCCATGCCTGTTCAAACTTCATTCGTGCAACCTCACCTTCTGCGAGCATTCGCTTATACCTTTCGTTGCGTAGCTCGGATCGTAAAGAATCCATCTCGCAAATAGTCAGCAGTCCGGGGCTGGCTAGTTCTGGCTCATCGGCTGGACGGACATTATATTTCCAGCCTTCTTCGGATTCCGGCATAGACATTATGCAGGATGTTTCGTATGTGTTCATACATCCAACTTGAATGCCACTTCATGTTGTGTCAACATTCAAATTCTATGAAGCCAGAAGAAAAAATTAAAACCTACCTAGAAGAATCTATTCGACTCATTGAGTCTGCCATGCTCTACACCGTGCGAGATCAGATCAATTATGCCGCTGATGAAATTGATCTTGCCAACGAGAAGATCATGCAGGCATACGCAATCGCCAGAGAATATTCCGACCTGTAAAAAAAAGATTGGACACTACACCGAGAGAGTGTAGAGTCTGAGTTGCTGTAGCGATACAGTCGTCCGTGTGGAAACGGATGCCAACTGAAGATTAAATCGAAATATAAATATATCACCTCTCCGCTACGGAATATTTCCACCCGACAATCAATCGGTCTTCAACCGTAGCGGGGGGTGGCCCCTCTTTGTATGGAATATAAAATTGAGCAATACGAACGATGCGAAACAATGCACGATGGAAGCATTGAAGATATACTGATCGGAGTTACGAAGCCATCAATGGACAGGCTGCTCAAGATGCAAAGCCCCGGAGACTGCATTGCTCTGTATGCCTTTTATTGTTATGTGAGAAAATGGCAGAAGAACAGCAATGTGTTTGCCACCTCTGAGTATGCCATGAAAGCCTTAGACTGGGGAAGAGATAGGTTCTCAAGAGCAAAAAGCCAACTTGTAGAGGAGGGGTTTATTTCGGATGTAAAAGTTAGGACTGAAGAAAACCGAATAGATGGATGGTATGTAAAGGTTCGATACGCCATGAATTCCACCCTAGGGAAATTCCACACTACGGAAATCCCACAGGGTGGAAAAACCTCAGACAAATACCCTTTAATGGTAAATGAAATACCTTTTAATGGTAAACAAATACAAGAGCGTGATGAAAAGAAGAAAGAATTGAAAGCCTCAAGCGAGGAATTTGATTCATTCTATTCCTCATACCCGAAGAAAGTAGCCAAGCCAAATGCTCGGAAAGCATGGGACAAAAACAAGTGCAACCTAGAGCAAGTTCTACCAGCCCTAGAGAAGCACAAGAAGACTTGGAGCGATCCTCAATTTATTCCCCACCCTGCGACATGGCTTAACCAACGCAGATGGGAGGACGAGACTATTGTTAAACAAGAATCTTCCGCGCCGAAAGGCAGGATGACACCAGCAGAAGCAGTCAGACAAAACGGATGGACAGACGAGTTCTGGACATGGCTCCACGGAATCATGGACAGAACGGATATTCAGCGGGATTACCTAACCACGGTAGAAGACCGCTGGCTAGTCGAGTTCATCGCATTCAAAAAAACCAACGGATATTTTTAATTTTCGTTGACCAACCAAAACAAACCAACCAAAGTAATGAAACCTATGAAACACACGACCCTCAAACTTGTGGGTATCCAACTCAAATACGCAGGCAAGATGACATGGCTCTACATCAAGCGGGAATGGTATATAGCACAACTCATATTCGTCACTATTCTCGGAAACATCACCAATTTTATCCTACGCAAATAAAGTATATGATTGTAATGCTGGATACATCTGGGAGCTTACAAAAAGCGCAAGACGAGATTGGATGCGAGGTAGAACAATTGATAACTCCATTAACTAGACGCGCCATCCAAGCACCAAATAAACATTATTGTATCGACAATGGAGCATTCGCTACATTTGAATTAAAAGGTTTCCTTACTTTATTGGAAAGGCAAAAACCGGAAAAGCATCTATGTCGATGGGTAGCTGTTCCAGATATAGTTGGTAGCGCACGGAGAACCATTGAGGTATTTCATAGGTGGAAGAATAGAATAGATTTTCCTCTTGCGTTCGTGTGCCAAGATGGTCAGGAAGACTTGGAGATTCCTTGGGATGAAGTATCGGCTATCTTCATCGGCGGCACAACCCAATGGAAGATGTCAAACCATGTCGTTCAAATCATAAAAGCTGCACAAGCCCTAGAAAAGTGGGTTCATGTCGGAAGAGTAAACACGCCCGGACGATTTGAGTATTTCGAGAATTTCGGCGTTGATAGTCTGGACGGAACAGGACTCGGCAGATACACCCACATGCGAAAAGCAATCTACGAACTTCACAACCAACCCAAGCTAATATGAACACCTACGAGACTACGCACCGGGCTGCTTGCCCGAACGGAAAACTGATAGATACTTACGAGATCAAGATAACGAGCCACAACACGCTCATCGTTGAGGATTTGATGGAAATCCTCGCTAACTCGCCAAAAGAAATCTACCAAGAAGACTTGGCAGACCATCTCCGCGCCAAGATCGGAGCAAAGGTAGAAGTAATCGGATGGCACTACAGAATCAAAATAACCTGCACAAGAGAATGAAAACTACAGTATTCAAAGACTTCACATTTAGCGCGGCGCATTATCTAAATATACCAGATCACCAATGCTCTGTAATGCATGGACACAATTACAAGGTGAGGATAGAATGCTCTGGGCAAGTAAACGCACTCGGAATGGTCATTGATTTCAACGAGATCAAAAAAAGAATTAATCCAATAATTAATAAACTAGATCACTCGGTTATAAACGATATACTTGTTGGAACAACAACATCTGAATACATTGCGTCTTGGATATTTAAGCAAGCAAACGATCAATTGGGCAATGTGTCAAAGGTTACTGTCTTTGAGACTGATACTTGTGGCGCTATTGTTGAACGATAATTCCATTAAATTTTGTAAATAACAAAAAAAAGAAACACACACATGAACGAATCAGGACACTACTACGACCTAAAAGGCAAAGCAGTCTTTGAAGTCCCAAATAAAACTAAAGGCGGATACCGCAAGACAACATTGCGAGACGCAAAAGGACTCGGTTTACTGCCGTCAGTCACAACAATCTTCAAGTGCCTCGCATCACCGGAGCTTGACCGTTGGAAACAACAGCAGGTTCTGATGGCAAGTCTTACCCTTCCTCGCCAGCAAGACGAGAGCGACGAAGAGTATTGTTCCCGCATTATGCAAGACGCATTCAAGCAGGTTGACGATGCAGCAGACCTCGGAACGAACATCCACAAGGCACTAGAGAACCACTTCCAAGGCGAGCCATACGATCCCGTAATGGAGTGCTATGTCGAGCCAGTCAAGAAGTGGGTGGAGAAGAATAATGTCACCTTCCTACAGCACGAACTGCGTTTAGTGTCTCCCGAAGTTGGCTACGCTGGCACAACAGACGCACTTATTATGAAGGATGGTGTGTTGCATATCTTGGATTACAAGAGCCGCAAGACCAAGCCAGACTTTGACATCAAGCCTTGGGCAAAGGAGCCAATGCAGATCGCCGCATACGCCAAGGTCGCTGGCGCAGTAAGAGGAGTCAACCTTTACATCTCGACAACCGAGCCGGGGCGTATCGGTGAGGCTTGGTATGACGAGAAAACTCTTAACGAAAACTACGAAGCCTTCACCCACATCTGCAAGTATTGGCAGTTCAGCACAGGCTATCAACCCCCAAAGAAATAACATGACAAGACAAGAAGTATTGAACAACCAACTGGACGAGATCATGGACACCTTTGATTTCTATCAAGTCGGGAAAATGATGTCAGCCACCGATTGGATATGGGCGCGATCAGAAAATGGTGTTCCAGATCAGCGTGAGTTGCGGCAAGAGGCTAGGAGATTGATGAAGCAAGCAATCGCAGGAGAAGATTGCGCTACTGGTGGCTTCCGAGCTTGGGTTACTGACGGAACAGATAAGGATGGGCCTTGGACAAAACTCAACCTGTCTTTCGGTATTGACACCATCCACGATGGGGAATCGCACGACTAATTATGGAAACAAACGAAGAACTAAAAAAAGAAATCGCATCTTTGAAACGCAGGCTCACATCAGCTCTCAAGCAGAGAGACGATTGGGCTTTAAAGTATGCAAAGGTGATGGAATCTTTGCCTCAAGAAAAAAAATCTTAAAAATTATTTTGACATTACCGATAGAAAAACTAATCTGAATGCTCAATGAACACACAATCTGAAAACATCGGCGACCTCGCAGCCGCTTTAGCAAAGGCGCAAGCGGAGGTTGGCACAGTCCACAAGGATTCCGCGAATCCGTTCTTCAAATCAAACTACGCTTCTCTCGCGGCAGTATGGGAAGCTACCCGTCCTATCCTGTCAAAGCATGGCTTGAGTGTTGTCCAGCTTCCGTCTCACGACGAGTCTGGATACTATGTCGAAACCATGTTGATGCACGGCTCGGGACAATGGATCAAGAGCCGGACATACATGAAGCCAGCGAAAGACGATCCGCAAGGAATCGGTTCGCTGATTTCGTATGCTCGCCGTTATGCGTTGCAAGCTGTCACTATGGTTTGCCCTGACGACGACGATGGGGAAGCGGCAATGGGTCGGAACGCTCCAGCTCAGAAGCCCGTAGAATCTCCGAAGCCCGTCCAGAAGGCAGAGCCAGCCAAGCCGCAGGAAAAGAAGCCTACAGAGGCTCCTAAAGCGAAAGAAGTGGCATCTAAATTCAACGGAGAGAATCATCAGGCACTCTTCCAAGAGTTGATGAAGCTCGGTTACACGCCAGAAGAGTTTCTTGAATCTCACAAGTGGGCCAAAGACGAGCGTGTTCCAGCGCAGGCTAAAGACTTCTTCAAGATGAGCGACAACACTTCATCACTATTCCTTTTCGATGGCATGGATGCTATCAAGAAAACAATCGTAGCTTACAAAGCTATTGCAGAGTAACATTAACTAAATCAAATATATGGCTAAAGAAAACAGCGGATTCCTATCGAAGAACAAGTTCAAGAAGGAAGACAAACATCCCGACATCAAAGGTAAAATCAATGTCGGCGGTAAGGATTACGAGCTTGCAGGCTGGGAGAAGACAAACGATAACGGGAAGTATTATTCCTTGAAACTCTCGGAGCCTCGGCAACAACAGCCTGAAGCATTCTAATTTGTTGTGCGACAAGTGGGCGGGAGTTAATGGTTTTCCTCCCGCCCACACTTCGCAATAATCCTATGGAATACCTAGTCTTAACGAAGCAGATCAACGAAGATCACTACACATTCGCCAAGTTCTTTAAGGGCGAAGACGAGGTTGTTGACCATATCCAATCAACCCCTCAAGACAAATTTCAAAGAGACATCCGTGTAATTTCCGAAAGCAATCTCAAGGTGACGCATGATTTTGATGACGAAGATTTGATTGATACCTACATAGATGTTCGCAACGCAGTAATGATTGATGAAGAAAACGAATAACAACGATTCTTTCCTTGGACTTTATGTCACCAACGATATTAAGAAATCGCTTGGCAAGATAGCAAAGTCTGAACACAGAAGCCTTTCCGGTATGGTTCGCGTTATTGTTGAACGATACCTGAGTAAACAAAAACCAAAATAAAAACCAACACATGACAACAACACTAAAGGGTTCATTCCAAACCCCTAAAGGAATAATCGAGCGCACACAATTAGCGGAAATGCTTTCTGCTAAATACAAAACAGATGTGAAGACAGCACTCCGTCTTATCAAGGTCTGCGAACAAGACGATATGATTGACGAGGACGCACCACCAAATCATTTTGAGTTGCTGGAAGAAGCCTGTGCAATCCTCGCATTTGATCGCGGGGAGATCGACGCAAGGGAACTAAAGATGACAATCGTTAAGGAAGAATTAAAGCAAGGAACAGAGCAGAGTATTCTGGAGGCAGCGATCACAACCGGAATGCACAATGGTTATTCGGCCTTGGCAGAACGCTATGAGTTCAACAATCTAACTCAATTCACCCCACGCGAAGGCGTTATCCCATGTCCAGAGGATTATGCGGCGGCTATCGGACTCGGTGTGGATATGTCCAGCAAAGGTATGTGGCTTGCTGGAGAAGGCATTCGTCATCTGTATGCGCTCGGATACGAAAATGTCGTAACCCAAATCGCGGCTAACCTAAAGCTGTCTTACTCTCATGTATCCGCATGGGCAAGGACAGCGCAACGCATTCCTATTAAGTATCGTTCGGAGATTTCTCCAACAGTAGCAGTCGAGATTGCTTGTTCTAAATACTCGGAAGATGAAAAAGAGAACAACAAGAAGGTTATCGAATTGGTAGAGAAAGCCTGCAAGGAAGGCTGGACGGCACTAGAAGCTCGCTCCCATGTCCGCATGGAGCAGGGAAAGGAACCGCTAGGCAAGGCTCCCAAGCAAGCTCCGTGGATTAAGGAGTTCGGTAGTGCGGAGGAATTGCTGATCGTTGCCAGCCAATACAACATCGGCGGTGGAGCAGGCGAGCTGGACCAGTATCACTTCGTCGGTAAACTGGTGAAGATTTTCCACCAGTTGCGCGAAGAAACTAGATCAGCAATCAAGTTAATCATCGGAGATCGTCTAAAGGAACATGAATCTCTAGAGAAGTCTGGCAAGGCTGGTTTGTTTGACGAGGATACAATTCAAGAACTAAAGAAACTTTCCAAATGAAGACAAATAAAAACAAAAGCAAACAAATTGAAATTGAAACAGGCCCGATGGGCGAGGCTGGAATCTTGTCGCTCAAAGACATTGCGGCAAGCATCCAAAAGACAATCGAGCTGAACGATAGTGAGTTGTCAGACAAAGACGGCACACCGCTTGGCTATCAATTCCCGAAAGAGATAATCGAGAAGTTCGATGAGGCTCGTTTCCTGTGCCTGCTAACAGACGCATACCTGACATCGTTCGCGGAGTTCTTCCAAGGCAACCAGAGTGTTCAGTCTTTCCTAGAAAATCTGGAAAAGATTAAGTCTGGCTTGAAGTAATGCACACGCTCAACGCATCTGTTCCTCAACACATTTACGGGTTCGTGGAGAAGGAAATTCTTTACGGGCTTGATATGGAGGCAGGGACAGAGCCGTGCGTTATAACGGGTGTTACATCCATCCCGTCTCGCGCCTTGCATTTCTCCATCCTGTGCGAAAGCGGAGCGCAATGGGCAAGGATACCATTGCACTACCTGTATCACGACAAACCGGGTGATGAATACCATCCGCTTGAAGACCTGCAAATGTGGGATTGCATGGGCTGGGAGTTTTCAGTTTGCCAGTATTCCTACTTCCGCGAGATGTCCTGCACATTTAGTAGCAGGAGCGGTAAAGAGATTCCTGCACGATATTGGTTCACATTAGATCATACCGACAACGGATACAGCCTCTCGCCAGTTCAGCATAAGTGTTACCATCTTCTTCTTCTGGAGGATGGAAGCTCGCAGATCGCGGCCATGCCTAACAATCGAATCCGTTGGCATGATCCGTCATTTGCGAATAGCGAATCTCCCCTTCCCAAATACAAGGTCATGGCGAATTTGACTTGGCATTGCGAGTCTCCTAACCTGATCAACCCACAAGATACTGCAATTACACAAGATGCCTAAACGAAAGAACGGAGAGTTGACAGAGGGAGAGAAGCGATACTGCATGGAGAGAGTTCGCGGGAAGAGTCTCGCCAAGGCATACGAAGCGTCTGGTTACGCCGCTACGCATGGAAAATATGCGGCAATCCGTGGTGCGAAGATTGAAAACAGACCTCATGTGCAGAAGTATATGGAGGAGTTGAAGGAGTCTGTTTGGGTTCAGAACGCAATGAGCATCGCCGAGAAGCGTTCTTTGCTTGCTGATGTTGCAAGATCAAAGCCAGCAGACATCACCGAGGAGTCTCCGATTGCATCTTTGTCCGTGGATGGAGAGGGTAATCGGAGTTTGCAAGGCCCGAAGATTGGGGACAAACTAAAAGCTATCGAGCTAGACAGCCGACTTTCCGGTGAGCTTTCCGGCGACGATCAGAAGAACCAAATTTTGATCCAGCTTGTTAATGACAGGCTGGAAATGCCAAGCATGGGGGAGGTGAAGGAAATTGAAGAGTAATAAAGGACTATACGCAAACATCAACGCCAAGCGTGATCGTATCGCGGCTGGAAGTAACGAGAGGATGCGGCAGGTTGGGAGTAAGGGCGCACCTACCGCGAAAGCGTTTAAGCAGTCAGCGAAGACTGCCAAGAAGTAAAAGCAAAAGGGGATTGGTTTTTAAGGCCAATCCCCGTTTTGTTGTGTGTTATATTTTTCTTGCGTAGTTTTTTAGCAGGCAGATTACTTTATCTGCATCGGATTCTCGGTAGTTCCAGACATCACCTATCGGCAATCCGATTTTCTGTTTGAGTTTTATTATCAGTTCAATCTTCCTGCGAATCCCGCTTGATGCGCGTGAACTCATTCGTTCCTCCTTTCCGTTTGTATGCCAGAACCTTGCCGTCTTCTGTCATAATACAGCAGTTGTCCTTGATGCGCTCGACTCCGTAAATCTCGGCGAGTGGCAGGGAATCAAACGCCCGATTCTCGTAGGTTGTAGATAGGATAACCATTTTATTTAATTCTGATGATCCTGTGGACACGATCAAACATCTCGCATCCGTCGATGAAACCAATCTCGTATGCGATTCTGTCTAGTTCCTTGCGGTAATCGTTGTAATTGAATCCGCATTCGTAGCCGTCTTTGAATCCTTGGTCATACGCTTTGCGTTGCCAGTAGTCCGTGAAGACCGGATCGCATATCCGTTCATAGAATCTAGCGTCTGCATTTAGGGTGATGAGTGATAAGGCTAGTGCTGTTAGTATCTTTTTCATAGTGTGTTTATTTAGATGTTTGGTGAATGCCAGAACCTTTCTACCTGCTTTATGTATAATGGTGTAGCAAGTTCTTCGTTATCTATGTGCGGAAGAAATCCTACCCATTCCATGCAGTAAGCAAGAACGCACTTTGTCGTAGCTCCGGTTTGTGGAGACTTGCGGCAAACAATCGCATATTCGTCTTTCGCCCAATCGGGGACAGGTAGCAGGTAATCGCCAGTTTTCTTGTCAACTGCTGGGTGATACCAGCACCCGTCTTCGGGGTCTGCCCCTTTGTATGCAAAGGCAACATGAAGGTCGTTAGAGCCTTCTTGCCAAGCACCACGGAGCGGGAATGTTATATTCATTCTTTCTCGGCTACCTACTGCTCCACGGATACTGAATCGAATGTATAGTTGCGGTTCCATATTTGTTTAGCTGTTGAATCGGTTTGGTTTGATGAGGGTGTTGAGGGCATCGTCGATTTGATTCAGCCGAATGTCGGTGAAGCAACGATTGCCATTGACGATGATTTCGCATCCGATTTCGTTAGGTTTGGTTCCAACGCAGTTGAGGGCGGCTTTAATAGCCCACAATCCGTCAAGGATGGCAGAATAGCCCATGTCCATTAGCCCTGTGAAGTGGGTAGCCTTATGCTGACGGGCTTCCGCAATGGTTGCGTAGTTTCCCGTATCGTATAGCTCCGCTTCAAGGGTGTAGATGTCCGTGAAGTGGTCGCAGGGACGGGGTTCGATAGGGTTGTTGATGTCGTGGTCGATGATGTCTGGTTTGTTCATATTAGTGTTGGTTTGGTTGTTGTGTTTTGTTGAAGTCTTCGTCTAAATATCCTGCGTTTTGCAATGATACTTCGATAGCGAATATAAAATCATTCAGCGTTTTACCCATATCTCTGCCAGCTTCATCGTATGTTTCGCGTATTTCATCAACGAAGCGAATTGCATCGCTAGGATTTCCGTCGAATGATAGATAGTTGTTTGATATTTTAATGTTCATTTTAACACTCCGATAGCTTTAAGTGAAATGCTGATGATTTCTGCCCGTGCCTGTGCATCGTTCGGGCCGACAGCAATAGCGGCAATGTCCTGCAATGCTGTTAGCAGTCTTTTCTCGCGGGAGGTCATGCCCCGTTTGCGTGTGTGTTTTGTCCAGTTGGTTTGTGTTGGTTTCATTTTGTTTTTTTAGGTTTAGGTTGTGGGTAGAAGGATGACCGGAATTTCGGCGTGTAGTTTTCGCAGGTTTTAGCTAGGCGAATGTATGCCTCTGGAGGGAGGCAGGTGTGTTCTGTTTTTTCGATTGCGTTCATTGTGTTAGGTTATGGTTTATCGTTTAACAATACTGACTGACATTCTCGCGTTGTGCCTAGCAACACGGATTGCGTTGCAGAGAGCTTTTGCGCGTGGAATGGTGATGCGGATTTCGTCTAGGTTGTGGCGGTTGGAGTTCTTGACCTCAAAAGACATGAGATCGTGGATTTCGTTTAATAGTGTGTTCATTTTATTGTTCCTCCGATATGATTTTTTGAACAAACATCGTCATTTGTTCCTCGTTAATAAAATCAATTAGCTTTTGCAAGATATGTGCGTTTCTTTCTGGCGTGTGAGGGTGAAGAATATCGTCGATTCCGATCTCATTTAATCGAGAATCTGGGGATTCGTTACGCTCGCACCCGCAACTACTGCAAGCCTGTTCCGTGTAATGATGCACATAATTATCATTGCAGGTTTCAACTGGCTTGAATCCCCAAGGGGCGGGAGTGTGGAGTGTTTTATTCATTTTTGTGTGTGTTTTTTTGTGTGTTTTACTTTGTGGAGAATAGGCGGGTGCGATATTCAGCTATGGCGGACGGAATGAAGGAAAGGTCAAGTTTTCCGTTTTCATCTTCGGACAGGTCTATTTCTTCAAAGCGGTATTTCCTGCCCGAATAGCATTCAAGATGCGCTTGCAAGTGTTCCGTGTCGCTGGAATCCCAAAAGCCCACGCCGTGTCCCGAGAGGGAGAAATAAACATTCGCGCCGAAGCTCCGATCTGATTCTGGAACCTCAATTTCGCGGAGTGTTAAATAGTCGCGGAATCCATCAATAAATTGCTCCGCGCCTTCGATGAAAGCGGGAGAGAAATCATCCGGTGTTTTTTGATCCATGGAATAGTTGCCATCTTCATCCGGTGCTTGACCGAAAAGAAGAGCGGATAAGAATTCGTGTGTGTCTGTTTTCATGTTGTGTTGTGTTGTGTGTTTTTCGGCTCGGCGTTGTGCCGTTCCATGCCGCGCACCCGTTAAGATGCGCGGGGTTGGAACATCACAGAGTGTCGAGAGCCTTTTCTAATTCGCGTCTCAATGTGTGGCGAATAAGATCGGCTCTTTCTTGCGCGTCTTTCTTGATGCGCTCCGCTTGTTCCTCCGCATCCTTAAGGATTCGGGCCGCTTGTTCCTTTGCAAGGGCAAGGGTGTTCTGTTCCAGTTTTCGCGTGTCTGCCCATCCCATTTGCGGGAGGAAATCAGACCGCATGTCGTTTTCTATAAATGGGAGCTGGTCAATTAACCAATCACCACAATAGGAGTTTGAGCCTAGTTTTTCCGCACATTCGCGGAGTGTTTCGATTTCTTGGGATTTTGTCATAGGATAATAAAGGTGAGAGTTGCAAGGGTGAGCGTGAGGATTAACAGGCGCAGGAAAAAGGATTCTTTTGCGTTGTTATATTGGATGCGTGAGCGGAGCTTATTCATGTTCAGAGGGAGCGGCGGACAAGGTTAAAGGCTTGGAATAAGGCACGGGCTTGAACATCAAGCCAGTTTTCGCGGGAATTAGGTTGCAATTCCCCGCCCTTCTTCTTCTTTAGCTCAGAAGGGGAGCAAAGCCGTTCGGCGATATCGGCGTCATATATGAGGGAGCAACCGCCCTCGCTGTATTGCTTCCAGCTTTGTGCGCCGTTCAAAAGTTCGGCTTTCACATTTTCGGGGTTCAATTCGTTTTCGGCTGATTCCACTAATTCCAGAGCGTAGGAATTAACACCGCGCCTCCAAGCGGAGCGGGATTTTAAGGATTCTATTTTATTATAAAGCGATAGGTTTTTCATTGTGTGGGCTTTTCTATTGTTGGAA